ATGTGGCTCGACTCACTGAAGGCGGCGGGCTACTCCACCAACACGCTCAACACGCGGCGCTGCCAGATGAGCGCACTGTCGCGGGCGCTTGAGGGCGATCCTAGGGACGTGGAGGGCGACGACCTGCTCGCCCACTTCGCCGCGAAGGACTGGAAGCCCGAGACACGCAAGGGCGCGAAGAACGCCTGCGTCAGCTATTTCCGATGGCTCAAAGCGTCCGGCCGCAGCGAGGCCGATCCGAGCGAGTTCCTACCCACCGTCAAGCGTCCCGAACCGCATCCCCGGCCATGCCCGGACGTGGTCATACTCACCGCACTGCGCAAGGCCACGGACAGCGAACGGCTCATGCTGCGTCTCGGCGCGGAATGCGGTTTGAGACGCTTCGAGATAGCGAAGGTGCACAGCCGCGACGTCATGCGCGACCTCGTGGGCTGGAGCCTCGTCGTCGTAGGCAAGGGCGACAAGCAACGCATCGTGCCGATCGGCGACGACCTCGCCCTGCTGATCCGCTCCGCCCACGGCTATCTGTTCCCCGGCCGGTGGAGCGGCCACGCCGAATCATCCTACGTCGGCCGACACCTGAGCGACCTCTTGGGCGACGGATGGACGGCCCACAGCCTGCGCCACAGGTACGCGACCACGACCTACGCCGCCACACGAGACCTGCTGCTCGTCTCCAAGCTCTTGGGGCACGCCTCGGTCGAGACCACGCAACGGTACATCGCCATGCCCGACGACCGGCTGCGCGCCGCAGTGGAAGCCACGCGCCTCGCCGCATGATGTTGCATTGATGTCATATTGATGTATGATAGATGTTATTAGGAGGTTTGATGGAGTTTGAATACGATCCAGCGAAGAGCGCGAAGAACCTCGCCAAGCACGGCATCGACTTCGAGGCGGCCCAGCGCATGTGGGACAACTCGAAGACGGTTACGCTGACCGCTCCGAATCCCGGAAACGACGATGTGCGTTACATCGTGCTCGGCATGATCGACGGCAAGCACTGGACGGCGATCACGACCAAGCGCGGCAGGCGTATCCGCATCATATCCGTGCGCCGATCACGCAAGAACGAGGAGGCATACTATGACAGCCAAGAATAAGGTTGACACCAAGGCGATCACCAGCGACCAGCTTGAGGAGATGTTCGACGACGGCGACGACATCCTCGACTACGTCGATCTCGACAATCCCGTGGTCGAGCATCATCCCCCGCTGGAGAAGCGGATCACGCTGACGATGCCCGCGTGGATGGTCGGCGAACTGGACGAGGAAGCCGCCGATCTGGCAATCAGCCGCAACGCCGTCGTCAACACATGGATCGCCGACCGGCTGCGCACCATGCGACGCCGCGAAACGATCCACGCCTAGCCCATAAACGACGAAAAGCCCCCGAACCATACCGTGAGTGCGGCATGGTTCGGGGGCTTCTTGTTATTCGGCCTTGGATGCCTTGGATGCCTTGGCCTTGAGGGTGCTTGCGCCGATGACGACGCCGATGGTCAGGGCGACGGCGTTGATGGTCGTCGCGGCCGGGTCGGCCCATGTCCAGCCCCATACGGGGCCGAGGGTCTGCACGAGCACGCCGATGGCCGGCAGTACGATCAGCGCGAGCCATTTGAGCACGTCATAGGCTCGGTTCGGCAGCAGCCAATCGGGCACGGTCGGCTCCGTACCGGCGGTCTTCAGTTCGGTGTTTTCGTCGGTCATATTGTCCTCGATTCTGTGATTTGGAACCTAGGAACCTCGCCCGGTGTCGGGTGCAGGGTTCCTAGGTAGGGGTCGGGTTATCAGTAGCGCAGCACTTCGCCGGGGTAGATCACGTTGGGGTTGCCGCTGCGATAGCCGGTGAGCTGCGTGTAGCCGATGCCGAGCCGTGCCGCGATGCCGCTGAGGGTGTCGCCTGCGCGGACGGTCACGGTACGGGACGGTGGGGCGTTGCTGCCGGTGGCGACGCTGCCGCCGCCGTTGTAGGTGACGACCTGACCGGGGTAGATCAGGTTCAGGTTGCCGCTGGGCACGCTCCACTTGGACAGCGGCCACAGGCCGGTGCGCGAGGCGATGCCGCTCATGGTGTCGCCAGCGCGGACGGTGACGCGCGTGGCGGCGGTCGTCTGCTGCTGCACGACGGTGGTGGTGCCGTTGAGGCGTTGGTTGACGATCGCCATGACCTTGTCGTAGTTCGCGCCGAGCGCGTCGCGTCGCTGCTGGCCGTTGCCGTAGTCGCCACGGATGGTGGCGGTGGCGAGGGCCTGTAGGTCGATGGTCTGGGTCGGGGGCGTCGCGGTCTGCGGCGGCGTGGCCGGCTTGGCTGCGCCTGCGGGGTTGGCGTAGGCCTGCCATTGGCCGGCGTCGCCTCGGAAGTAGTTGAGGTCGAGTGGCCCGTTGTAGCCGTTGACCCAACCGTTGGAGGTGTACTGGCGCATGGCTTCGCCGTAGATCGAGTAGTTCCACGGTCGGCTCTGGTAGCCGGTGGGCGCGTTGCTGGCGTACTGGGCGACCCAGAGTCCGCAGTTGGCTCTCACGTCGGACGGGATTTGCCTGATGGCGCTGGCCTGCACGTATACCATCGGCCATACGCCGGTGAGCGTGTGGACGCGCTGAACGAACCGGCGCACCCAGTCGCTGTTGCCCCACTGGGCGTTCTGGTAGGACTCCCAGTCGAGCACGAGCACGGCCCGGCCGACGTAGTCCCTCGCCTTGGCGACGAAGTAGTCGGCCTCGGCCTCGGCGTTGTTGCCGCCGGCATAATGGTACAGGCCGAGGCTCTTGCCCCGGTCGGTCACACACTTGGCCTGGGCGCGCCAGCTCCCGTTCTCGAAGCCGACGCCCTGACTGACCTTGACGACGGCGAAGTCGTAGCTGGCGGTGCAGGTCACGTTCGCGGCCTGCCAGCCGGACACGTCGATGCCGACCATGTCGGCCATGGCGATGGCCGGCGTGGCGGCGAGCAGCATTGCCACGAATGCCGCGATGATCGCGGTGATCGGCTTGCTCTTGTTCTTGAACTTGCCCAAATTCGTTTTCCTTCCTACGTGGTGGGTGGGCATATGAAACAGCCCCCGCCGGGATGTCCGGCGAGGGCTAAGCCTGTGGTTTTCTCGGGGCTATCGGCGCGTCCTGTATGTCCTGATTGACTTGGGTGCCGTGCCCGTTGCCTCCGAGGCTGTGGTAGCTGTCGTAGACGAGCTGGGCGGTCTGTTTGGCGGCGTTGCCGGCGATGCCGCCGTTGGCGACCATTTCGCGCTGCATCTGTTCGAGCTTGCACAGCAGGAGCACGCGCACGCCGGTCTGCATGGCGTCGGATTTGCGCCGGTAGCCGCGCCACCAGCCGAACATGTACCCGCCCATGGAGGTGATGATGCCCGTGGTGGCCCATATGACGAGCTGCTGGGCTATGGGGTTCACTCTCCGCTCTCCTCGTCGAGGCCGGCGATGTATGCCTGTACGGCTTCGCGGCCCGCTTCGGGCACGTCGTCGAGGGTCTTGCGACCGGCGATGATGAGGCGGGCGTACACGCGGATCATGGCTTTGCTCATGCTTCACCTCCTGCCAGCAGCTGGTAGATTTCGGCCAGAGCCTCGTCCTGATCGAGGCTTGACGCCTCGAGGGCGCTGAGTCGTTGACTGTCCGATTTGGACGCCTGCAGACAGTCGAGCCAAATGCTGTCGGCCTGTTCGATGGCTTCCTGTTCGGTCAGGTCGCGCACGGTATAGGCTTCGTCGGCGGTGTATTCCGTCCACGTGGTATCGCCGTCCTCGTGCACGACGGTGGCGATGTTGCGGCGGATGCGGATGTCCGCGAGGCCGTCGCCGCGCGGGTAGTAGCTGACCTCTTCGAGGGGTTCGGGGCTGGATACCGTCTGGAGCATGGTGGTGCCTTCCTGTGTGTGATGGGCGTCGCGCTGAGGTATCGGGTCGCGCGGCGCATGGTTGAATCGATGCGGTGCCTGCGTCGGTATTGGATGCTGTCGCTGTTGCGCAGGTATCCGTAGTAGGAGCAGCAGCGCCGCGCCATGTACTCGTTCATCGGCCGGCGGTCCGCGCGGTTGAACGTTCGGCGGGCGCGGAGGAACACGCCGCTGCGGATGTTGACGCGCCCGTGGGGTCGGAACGTGTAGCCCACCATGTCGATGGGTTCGAGGTCGAGGCGTTTGCAGTTCCATTCCTCGTGCACGTCGAGTCCGAGCCGGTCTTTGAGGTAACGAACGATGCGGCGGGCGGCGATCTTCAAATCTCGTTTGGAGGTGCCGATGAGCAGCAGGTCGTCCATGTACCACAGTTGGTGCGTGATGAGCCGGCGGCGGGTGATCTCGCCGGTGCGCCGGCAGGTGCGTTCGATGGTCATGGCCGGCGATTCGATCCAGTGGTAGGCGTGGCTGAGGTAGTAGTTGGCGAGCCATTGGCTCAGGTGGCTGCCGATGTTGAGCCCGTTGCCGCCTTGGTACCGGTCGATGAGGTGGAACACGAGGCGCAGTAGGATCGGGTCGCCGACATCGCGCGTGAGCATCGCCTTCAGGGTGGTGCGGTCGATGCTGGGATAGCATTTGCGCACGTCGAGCTTCACGAACCATTTGCTGGATCGTTCGCGGGTCCATCGTTTGATCGCGCGGCGGGCGTCGATGGTGCCGCGATTGGGGATGCTGGCGGTCTGCCATCGTCCCACCTTCGCGTCGAACAACGGCTGGAGGGCCATGACGGCCACATGGTCGTAGATTTGGTGTCTGACCGATTCGCGGCCGATGACGCGGTGCTTGCCGCTGATCGGTTCGACGCGGTTGAAGTACGTGATCCGGGTGTCGAGGTATCGGCCTTCGCGTATCTCGTCGGCGATCCGTTCGGCGAGCCGGTCGAGGTCGGGGTGGGTTTCGAGGAAGCGGGTCACGTCGCGGCGGGACCGTTTGCCCTTGAGGTAGTGGTCGATCGCCCTGCGGACGAATGCGGGGGTTTCGCAACGGGTGTGCTTGCAATGGGTTTTCAGAGCGTTTCCTATCTGGACTATGCCGGCGTTCGACGGTGCTGGATGGGTTCGGGTCTACTGGCCGGGTGCTCGGTTTGATTTTCGGCTGGGCCGTGGCTTGCCCTCTCACTGGCTGGCGTGGAGGGTAGTTGTGGCGTAATGATCGTGTTGACAGGATTGACCGGATATGCGGCCCCCGATGTTCCACCTGCGATTCGCGAGGTCGTTCGTGAGGTTCACGGCGAAGACGCCGCAGGCAGCCCCGTCCCAGAGGTTGCCGAAGCGCTGCACCAAGCGCACGAACGTCGGAGGCGTACCGCCACAAATCCCAAAAGGCTGCGAAACGTCATGAGGGGGCTTTCGCCCCCTCGCTGCGCTTCACCCCCATCGCACTGCGGCTACGCCTTCGTGCGACCGAGCGCAGAAAGGCGGCCCCCGAAGTTCCACCAGCGATTCGCGAGGTCGTACGCGAGGGTCACGGCGAAGACGCCGCAGGCAGCCCCGTCCCAGAGGTTGCCGAAGCGCTGCACCTGTCGGAGACCCTGGGATGCTAGCGGGTTGGCGTATACGCCGTCGCATAGGCCGGTGGCGCTGGTGGCCCCGATGCCGGTGGGGATGAGCACGCCGTTGGACAGGGTGAAGTCCTCGGCATATCTCCACGAGTTGTCGATGGCTTTGGTGCGGGCCGGGAATTCGCCGATCTTGGTGTAGTTCGCCGTCGAGGTCTTGCTTGCCTTGGTGATGTCGAACACGCGGTAGAGTTCGACGCGGCCGGCGTCGTCGGAGTCCTTGACCGAGTTGGCGATGAGGTCGGCGTCGGTCTCGTAGATGCCGTTGAACAGTTCGATGCCTTGCAGTCGGACAGGCTGGCGGGTGGCGTTGGCGGTTGTGGGGCGGCCGTCGATGCCGAGCAGCTTGTCGGTGGCCCCGGTCTTCCACGGCATGCTGCTGACGAAGCATGCGGTGGTCGTGGTGATGGCGTCGCCGTCGAGGTTGAGCGCGGTGTTGTTGGCGTCGATGGCGGTCTTGCTCAGGATGGTGCGGGCGCGGGCGGAGCTGTAGTTGCCGGCATTGCCACGTTCGCGGTCGGTGCCGACATTGACGGTGCTGCCTACCTCGAAGCTGCCGGCGGCGCTGGCGGCGATGATGACTCGTTTGGCGCTGGTTTCGGCCGTCGTGACGGCGGTCTGGCTGTTGTGGTCCCAGCATCCGCCGAGCACGTCCGAGTTTTTGGTGGCGTATTTGATCATGAGCATGAGCTGGATATAGAAGTTGTCGCCGGCGCAGCGGCCGGCGTAGCCCTTGCCCTTCTTGGCCGCGTAGTCGATGGCTCGGTTCTGGGAGCCGAATTCTCGGTCGATCTCCTTGCCGCTGACGGACAGTGGGCGTTGCTGGGAGTCGAGGGAGGCGGCGTATTTCGCGAATAATAGGCATGGCCGTTTGCTGCCGTCGGGCAGCAGCACGCCGGGCATGGGCGTGTAGCCGTCGTATTGGGTGTCGCTGTAGAGGAATTCATTGTGGGTGCTCGTGCTTTCGAGCTTGTAGTATCCGGGGCATGTCATGACGTACACGTCGCCGTTGGTGCCGTCGCGTCTGAAGCGGTTGTCGAGGTCGTCGATGGCGGTGACGTGGGGCACGCCGTCGTCGCCGATGGTGGCGTTGACGTCCCACACGCGGAAGGCAGGCAGCGCGGCGTAGTCGTCGCGGCCGGCCTTGTCGTTGGTGCTGATCTCGATGGTCAGGTTGGCGTTGTCTCGGGTCTTCACGCCCGTTGGCGTGTTGCTGTACGTGTATTTGGGGAATTTCACGCCGTATATCTTGCCGTCCGTGTGGGCGGTGAAGTAGGCGGCGATGTTGCCGTATTCGCCCTTGGTGGAGTCGTAGGAGAATCGCACGCCTTGGGCGGCGTTCTTGTGGACCTTGGCGATGAGCTGGGCGGTGTCGGCGAGGGTCATGACCTTCTGCGCGTTCGCCATGATGGCTCCTTCCTGTTTATCGGTTGATGATGTCGAGCGCCCAGTCGATGTCGGACTGGGTGAGCGGCGGGATCGTTTCGGCGTCGGACAATGCCGGCGCGATCACGCTGTCGTACTGGGTGTCTATGTCGGATTGGGTCGCGAAGACCACGCCGGCGGCCGCGCTGGCGGCGATCTTGGCCTTGCAGTCGTCGGAGAGCTGCCGGTATTCGATCACGCTGGTGCGTGCCGCGTCTGCGGCGTCCTTGGCTTCGCCGGCCGCGCTGACGGCCTTGTTGATGGCCGTGGTCGCGTCGTCTATGAGCTTGTCGAGCACACCCATCTGATCCTGCGCGTCGGGCGCGGTCGCGTCGAACACGGCTCGTTCGACGATGCCGTGGAAGTTGCGCGAACAAGTCTTCGTGCCGTTGACGCTGACCTCGATGCCCATGAGGATCGCGCCGGCGCGCTGCAACGCCTTGCGCGGCACGGCGACGCGGTACGTGGCCGTGGTGGTGCCGAACACTGCTGGCATGCTCACGCGGTCGCCCAGCCCGCTGCCGGGCGCGGTGTTGTAGGCGAGCGCGCAGGTGATTCCGTCGGTGCTGGTGATGGGGGTGCCGTTGTCGGTGAGTTCGACGGTGATGGTGCGGCCGTTGTTGTCGCCGGCGTTGAGGCGGATGTCTGCGATGTATCCGTTGGCGAGGTCGAGTTGGATGGGTTCGCCTGTGGCTTCGCGGAAGCTGTCAAGCGTTGCCATTGTCGTCGTCCTTGTTGAGTTGGTCGGTGAGTCGTTGGTTTTCCTTGGCGAGTATGTCGATCTGGGCTTGCAGTGCGGCGATCTGCACGGTGCTGTCGGCGATCATTTCGCGGAGTTTGCCGATCATGGCCGGGTAGAGGTTTTTGTCGTCCATCAGTCGTGGTCCTTTCCGTTGTCGGTGCGGGTGAGTGATTCGATGAATCGGTCGGTTGCGGTGGCGATGTCGTCGGCGTGGTCTGCGAGGAGGTTGCCGAGTTCCGTTGATTCGACGCCGTCCGGCAGCGCGATGGTCGCCGGGGTGTCCGTTTCGTCGGCGGATGCGATGGTTGTGGCGGCGGATGGTAGGGGTGGGAGGCCGAGTAGTCCGCGCGTTTTGTTGCGTCCGGCGGTGAGCTGATCGTCGGGTGTGTTGTCGGCGAGCGCTGTGGTGGTGTGAGCGTTGATGGCTGTTTCGATGGCGTTGTAGGCGCTGGTCCATGCGTTTTCGCCGGTGTCGGGGTCGGTGTCTGGTTCGCCGTTGCTGCGGACGTGGAGGATGGCGGCGACGGCTTCGGTGTCGTTTTCGATGCCGAGGAGTGTGCGCCATGATGCGATTGCGGCGAGTGGTATGGCGTCGTGGCGCATGCCGGGTGTGGGTGGGGTGGTGGTGATGGTGGTCATTCCGTCGGTGACTGCGGCTGGCGGGGTGGTGTCGGCAGTGGTGAGGGGTCGGTCTATGAGGAGGGTGGGTTGGCCGTTGATGGTGGTGATTTGCATGGTGTCTCCTATTTTTTGAGGAATCCGATGGTGTTGAGGTAGTAGTTTTTGGTGCCGTTGAATAGGTTGGTGTTGCCTACGTTGATGGAGAGGTTGGAGACGACGCCGGTGCTGGTGTTGTGGTTCCAGTGTGCGTTGACATTGGTTACGACCTGCGCCGGCCCGGTGGATACCCATATGAGCCAGCCGCTTGCCGTGCAGTCGGATACGGTGCTCCATATCAGCGCCCAGTCGTCGCCTCGGTGGTCCACGGTGGCGAGCGCCTTGTATGAGCCGTATTTCGCGGGTGCGGGGGCCGTGAAGGTGAATTGGTGGTATTTCATGGCTGTGCCGTTTACGTTCTCCCACCAGGCTCCCAGGAAGGTTTGTCTTCCGTAGATGCCGCCGAGGAAGCCGCCGAGATGCAGGTATCCGGTGCTGATGTCGGCGATCATGCCGACTTCGCCGTTGCTGTCGGCTGCGGTGGCGTAGGCTTTCGCCTTGCTGCCGGTGGCCTTGACTCCTGCGATGCAGGCGGCGGACGGGGACCATGCGTTTAGGGTTGCCTCGCCGCCGTAGGCTTGCCGTGAGTAGAGGTTGAGGCTGCCGCCGCTGTCGGTGTCGGTGGTGTCGGAGTATTTGGTGTTGGTCGTGAAATACGCCTGCGATTCGATTGCGCTCGTGTCGCTGGGGTACTTGCGGCTCCAGAGACGGCCGAACGCGCCGGGGGTGCCTTTGGTGCGGTAGCCGGACAGTAGGGCGATGCCGCTCATGGTGTCGTTTTTGTTGTTATTGGAGTATGAGAAGATGCTTGGGCTGGAGGCATAGGTGCCGTCGAGGGGGAAGCTGATGCCGCTGCCCTTGTAGGTTTCCGTTCCGCCGATCTCGTAGCTGTTGAAGTCGGGGCTGATCTTGACTCGTCTGCCGGTGCTGGCGGTCTGGAAGGTGCCGGTCAGGAGGTTGTTGGCGCCGTCGCCGTCGAAGTGGACGGTTTCTTTGCCGTCGGAGTTGGTCATGGCAAACTGGCCGGTGTCGAGGTTCCAGTAGGAGCGTTTGCCGGTGACGGTGCCGGTCCTCATATAGGTCGCGTTGACGTACAGCAGTCCGTTGGACAGGTAGAGGCCTTGTTTCTGGCCGTTGTTGGTGAGTTTGTTGAAGATATAGGTCTGGGTGAGTTCTCCTTCGAAGGTGTCCACGTAGCTGCGGGCGGCGGTCTCGTCGGTGCATTGCAGTCCGGTCCAGTACCAGTCGGCGTCGCTTGCGGTTGTGGTGTCGCGGTCCACCTGCATCCACAGTCGGGCGGTCTTGGCGTTCGACGGCACCGTGTAGCTGCCTGATACGTATGTCCAGCCACTTGCCGTGGCTGCGGCTTTGGCGATGGTTTGCCAGTGGTTGCTGCCGGAGGCGTCCATCCAGTGGATGCCGAAGCTGCTGGTGACATTGCCCGCCTTGCGGTATGCCCAGCCGGACAGTCGGAACGTGTGACCCCGGAACGAGTCAAATGACCATCCGAAGTACGTGTCGCGCACGTTGCCCAAGCGGATCGCGCTCGTGATGCCTTCCGGGTGTGCTGCCGGCATGGTCTTCGTGAGTTTGCTTGCGCCGAGCTTGTCGAGGTCGTGGTCTGGGTTGCCGTTCGGGTTGCGCACGAGGTTCGACCCGTAGGCCATGATCGTTTCGGCGTAGGTCTTCGCGCCGGACAGTGCCGTGTCGGCCTTGGTGGTCGCGTCGTTTCTCGCGCTGTTGAGCGTGCTGGTTCCGACGCTGTCGGCGTAGGCTTTGGCGGCGGTCTGCGCGTTCGTGGCGAGTTTCTGGGCTTGGGTCTGGGTGGCGAGGCTGCTGGCCTTGTTGCCGCCCACGGTGCTGCTGGCGGACAGGCTGAATTCGCCGGTGTCCATATCCCAGAAATTGAGGCCTTTTTTGTCCGTGAGCCGGCCGGCCTTGACGAGCGCGGCGTCCAGCACGCCGGTCCTCATGTAGGTCGCGTTCAGGTAGAGCAGTCCGCCGGATAGGTAGATGCCCTGCGTCTTGCCGTTGTTCGTGAGCCGGTCGAAGATCGAGCGTTGGCCCAATGATTCGTCCAGGGCGTCCACGTAGGCCTGCGCCGCCGCCTTCGCGGCCTCGCCGTCGGCCTTGGACTGCGCCTTGGCGGCCGTTTCAGCCTCGCCGGCCTTGGCCTCGGCGTACTTCTTCGCTTCGGCGAGCTTGGCCGTGTCGGCCGCGTCGGCCTGACGCTTGGCCTCGGTGATCGCCGCCTGCTTGGCCGCGTCGGTGTACGAGTTCGCGTCGGAGAGCGCGCCGTCGGCGTATTCCTGCACGGTCTTGCCGCCCACGGTGCTGCGGGCGGACAGGCTGAATTCGCCGGTGTCCATATCCCAATGGTTCAGGCCTGCGGCGTCGGAGAGGCGGCCGGTGAAGATGGTGTCGGCGAAGAGGCCCTTGCCGTTGGCGAGGCTGCGGAAGTCCCAGTCTCCGTTTGCTTTCTTGTGGTCGGCGATGCGCCAGTAGCCGCCGCCGATGTGGATGCATTGGGTGGGGTTCTGGTCTTCGGGCTTGTCGTACACGTAGATGCCTTGGCCGGGTTTGAGGTACGTGTATCCGCCGGTGGCGTTCATGATCTGGTTGATCCGGTCGATGAGGTCCTTCATGTACGGGCCGGTGCCGCCGGCGGCGCTGTTCCATGCGCCGGAGCTGGAGACGAGTTTGTCGAGCGCCTGCTGTTGGGCGGCGAGGCGCTGCGTGTAGGATTGCCGGATGTTGCCGAGGGTGATCTTGGTGTCGGCGAGGCTGCCGGCCAGGTCTTCCTCGATCTGGAGGATGCGGCCTTCGAGGCGCAATGGTGTGGTGAAGCTGGTGTCGATGATCTGCACGCTGTCGCCGACGTCCGCGCCTTCCGGGTCGTAGCCGGCTTGGCCGAGGGCGGTCACGTCGGCGGTGTAGGAGACGACGGGCGTGGTGCGGGTTTTGAGCGCGTTTTTGGTGAGGTTTAGGAGTTCCTTGGGGTCTTCGCAGTCGGGGAAGTCCGCGCTTGCTTCGCTGTGGTGTTTGGTGCCGTCGGCTCCCACGATGCCCCAGTTGGCGAGCGCTTGGTCGTCTTGGACGTAGGGTTTGCCGTTGTTGACGTCGGCGAAGCTGATTTTGTGGCTGTATCCGCCGGTGGGCTCGCCTTCCTCGTTGGTTTGTTCGATGCCTTTGCCCCACCCGTAGAGGCGGGTGATGACGTCGCCGGCGTCGATGTCTCGTTTGATTTGGGTGAGGTCCTTGCCGTATTCGAAGCGTTTCGTGGTGTTGGCGGTGCCCCGGTGTTCGACGAGGTGGATGATGCGTTGGCCGATCTGGTTGCCGGTCGGGTCGGGCTGGTATTCGGTCTGGACTTCGAGCCCGTAGGTGTCGGCGGTTTTCTGGATGGCGTCGAGGGCGGTGCAGTGGTAGAAGGCGAGGTTGGCCGTGCCGGTGATGGTGCCGGTCTCGACGGTGCCGACCGTCCACCGGGTGCCTTCCAGTGCCTTGGCGAGGCAGGCTTTGGCGTTCGCGTTGCGGTTGCGTTTGTCCTCGATATAGGTGCGCGAGAGTTCGGCGATGCTGCCGGTGCAGTAGGCGACGGTGACGGGCATGCCTGCGGCGCGGGCGGTCTGGGTGGACTGGCATAGGTATTCCGCCCAGCGGCCCATCGAGTCCTTGAAGACGATGCGTTCGTCCTTGTTGATCTCGCCGATGGTGGTGATGTCGAGGGTGTCGGTCGCGTCGGTGGCTCTCGTGCGGATGGCCTTGATGACGTAGGGCAGGTCGCCGAGCGGGTTGCCCCAACGGTCGAAGATCATGTATCGCATGAGTGTGCTCCTAGATGAGTGTGAGTGGCCTGTACGCGAGACTGGCGGCGGTGGCTCCGGTGAGGGTGAGCGTGTTCAGGCCGGGCAATAGGGGGAAGTAGTCGGATTCGAGTGTGGGTGTCATGAGGTTGCCGTTGACGCGCAGCCCGCGCGAGTCCGGCGCAGTATCGATGGTGATGAGTCCGGTGATCGCGGTGGCGGATGCGAGAGTGAGCTTGTGGCCGTGCGCGTCCCGTATGGCGATGGTCTTGGTTCCGCTGGCTGGGGTGAGCGCCCATGCGGGCCAGCATGGCCGGTTGCCTTTGACATGGATCGCGTTCGCGCCCGTTTTGAGCGTGATGGTGCGGGTGCGGCCGATGAGATAAGGGGCGGCGGCGATGCTCACGGTGACGAGCGTGGCGATCTGCCTTGGGCCGGCCCATTTGTCCTCCCACGCGGAAAGGCTCATGCGGCCCCGGTATTCGCCGGGCAATCCCCGCCATGAGAGTGAGACGATGGTGCCGGCCAGGGCCGCGAGCCGGGTTTTGGCGGCGAGGATGTCGTCTTCGCCGCCGATCGCGTACAGGCTGAGCGTGATGGCGCGGTCGCCCATGTACGCGGCCCCCGAGGGGTCGGTGAGGGTCAGGTCGAGCCGGCCGTCCCTGCCGGGCATGTCCTGCATGCTCACCGTGGGTTCGGCGTTGCCGATGGTCACGCCGTCGGAGGTCAGGGAGAGCATCATGCGCTCCAGCGGGACGCCGTTGAGCGTGGGGTCTTCGACATGCGGCAGGCGCATGCGTCGCTGGTAGAACATGATGCTGCCCCCTTCCTGTTATCGGCCGAGTCGGGCCATGTTGTCGAGTTCGTAGCTCATGGGTTTGGCGAGTTTGCCGGCCATGACCTCGCCGCCGCGATCGGACAGGTTGAGCGTGATGCCGCTGCTGAGTGCCTGATCGATAGCGTCGATGATGTCCTGTTTGGTCGCGTACTCGCCTTGGCTGTCGTCGATCGTGTAGGCCATCCGGCCGCCCGTGACGCGGGTCTGGTAGGCGTATGGGGTTTCGAGCATGCTGGTGTCGGTCTTCAGGCTCACGGTGGGGATCATGTCGGTCAGGCCGTCGATGCTGTCGGCGACGAGGCCGCTGGCCTTGTCGATGCCTTGGGCCATGCCGGCGGGTATCCATTTGCCGACCTCGTCGCGGAAGATGCGTGACGGGCTGTGGATGCCGAGCACGTCCTTGGCCCAGCCGACGAGGTTGCTGCCGAGGTTGCTGATGGTGTTCCTGACCCACTGGAACGCGCCGCCGATGCCGTTGATGAGGCCGCTGATGATCTGACGGCCCGTGTCGTACAGCCATCCGCCGGCCCCGCTGACCGCGCCGAGCACGGTGTCGCGGATGCGGCCGACGGTGTTCGACACGGATTGGATGCCGTTGGACACGGCCGATGTGATCCCGTGCCAGATGTTTCCCAGGAACGAGCCGACGCGGTTCCAGACGCTCGTCCATACGCCGCTGATGGCGTTCAGGACGGTCGAGATGGTGTTGCGCACATTCTGGATGTATGTGGACACCACGCCGCTGATCGCGTTCCAGATGGTGGATGCGACGGACTTGACCGCGTTCCAGACGCTCGTCCACACGCCGCTGATGGCGTTGAGGACGTTGCCGATCGTGGTCTTGATGCCGTTGATGATCGGCGTGAGGAACGCGACGATCTTGTTCCAGATATCCGTGAAGAACTGGCTTACGGCCGTCCATACGCTCGTCCAGATGCTTTTGATTCCGTCGAGGATGTTCGACAGGAACGCTTTGATGCCGTCCCATGTGGTCGTGAAGAACGATTTGATCGCGTCCCATGCGCCCTGCCAGTCTCCCTTGAGGAGGCTGAGGAACACGACGATGATGGTGCGGATCGCGTTCACCGCGGTCGAGATGTAGCCGCTGATAAGCGTGAAGATCGTGGACACGACGTTGTAGATCGCCGTCCAGATGGTGCTCCACACGGTGTTCGTGCTGTTCATCTGCTGGGTGATGAACGAGAGTATCCAGCCGAACACGGTGTTGATGCCGTTCTGGATCGCCTGCAAGGGTGCGACGATGAGCGCGGCGAGCACGGTGAACACGTTGACGATGAAGTCCCGGACGCTGGTGAAGATCGTCGTGGCGGTCGTGCTGATGCCGGTCCACACGCCGGACAGGAACGTGGTGATGCTCGTCCATGCCGTGGTGATGCCGCCACTAATCGTGACCCATAGGCCGGAGAGGAAGGCAACGAAGCCGTTCCATGCGTCGGAGGCACCCTGCGTGATCGATTGCCACAATCCCGTGAGGAATTCGCCGAGCCCGTTCCATACCGCCCTCGCACCATCGGCGAGCGCCGTCCATGTCTCGGAGAGCCATGAGGTGAACGCGGCCCATGCCTTGCGGCCTACCTCGGTCTGGGTGAAGAACCAGACGAGCGCGGCCACGACGGCCGCGACGGCGACGACGATCGCGCCGATGGGGTTGGCGGCTATGACGGCGTTGAACGCGCCCTGCACGGCGGTCGCCATCTTCGTGGCCGTGCTCCAGGCGGTCTGTGCGGTCTTGACGAGGCTCAGCCCTCCGGCCATCTGTTTGAGCATGGCGACGGGGCCGCCCAAGTCCATCATGAGCATGATGCCGTTGCTGACGCCCTTGGCTGCGGTCGTCACCGTAGTCATGGTGCCGGTGAGTGCCTGCAGGCCGCTGTTGAGCGCCTGATAGCCCTTGACTGCGGCGAACGCTGTGCCGATGCCGATGATGATGGGCGCGAGTTCCTTGCCGTGCTGGACGAACCAGTTGAGCGTGTCGGCGACGAGTTTGATGCCGTTGGCGAGGCCGTCGGGAGGGATCATGTGCGCCCAGTCGATAACCATGTTGACGACGCCCATGATCGCGTCCCGAATGGTGTCCCACGCGGATTTGAACGCGGTGATCGCGCCGTTTTCCTCCAGTTTGGAGTAGAGGCGCTGGAACCAGCCGATGAGCCCTTCGATGCCTGCCTGAACGACGGGCACGGCGTTGGTGACGCCGTCGGCGATCCAGCTCATGCCGCCGGTGATGGCGGGTTTGACGCTGTCGAGCACGCTCGCGCCGAGCTTGACGAACGCGGCTTCGAGGTTGCCGGTGGCTCCCTCGATGGTGCTGGCGGATGTGGCGGCTTCCACGGCGGCGTCGGTGAAGCCGAGCGACATGATCGCGTCGTTGAATTCCTGCGCGGTGATCTGCCCGTCGGCCATCGCGTCGCGGAAGTTGCCGGTGTAGGCTCCGGCCTCCTTGAGTGCCTGCTGGATCTTGCCGCTCGCGCCGGGGATCGCGTCAGAGAGCTGGTTCCAGTTCTCGGTCGTGAGTTTTCCCTGGCTGGCGGTCTGCGTCAGCACCATCGCCACGGACTTGAAGGTGTCGGCGGAGCCGCCGGCGACGGCGTTGAGGTTGCCTGCGGCTTCGGCGAGCCTGTCGTAGTTGGGCACGCCGTTGGCGGCCAATTGGGCGGTGGTGTTGCGGATGTCGTTGAGGTCGTAGACGGTCTTGTCGGCGTAGTCCTGCGTGCTGGCGGTGAGTCGTTTGATCTGCTTCTCGCTGACGCCGGCGAAGTTCAGGGTGCTGGCGAACTTCTGGGCGCTGTCGGAGGCGCTGGTGATCTCGCCGGACAGGCCCATGAACGCTTCGATGGCCTTGCCCGCGACGCTTTGCGCGATGCCGGTGATGACGCCGAGTTTCGCGCCGAAGCCGCCGGCGAAGCCGTTGCCGGCTTTGATTCCGGCGGTGTTGCCGGCGGTTTCCGATGCGCTGCCGAACGCCGATTCGATGGCCTTGCCGACGCCCTTCATGCTGGGCACGACCTGCACGAACGCGGTGGCGATCTCGATTGCCATGCTATGCCTCCCTGATGGTGGTGCGCGGTGCGGCCAGGTATGCGGCCAGTTGTTCGTCGTCCATCGCCATGACCTCGCCGCCCGTGGCTTCATGCCGGACGGTGCCGGGGCGTTGGAGTTGTCCGCGCCAGCGCGCGCCCTTGCGTGAGGCTTCCTTGGTTTTCGTCCAGGCGAGGAACGCGAGGCTGTCGCGGATGTCGGCGAGGAGGTAGGTCTGGTCGTCCCATGCGAGGCGCGGGTCGAGTTTTTGCCAGATGATGGCCCGACGGGGAAGGTTGGCGGCCAGTGCGGCCGCCCGGTCGGCGGGCAGTTCGCCCGTCCATATGAGGTCGGGGTTAAGCCCATAGAAACGCTGGAAGTCCGCTTCGAGCGCGTCGGGTGCCGTGGCGAGCATTCCTATGAGCGTCAGGAGTTTGGGGCGACCTGTTCGAGGAGCTGGGCGATGAAGTCGCTGACCTTGTCGATGCTCACGCGGCCGGTGTCGGGGTCGCGCAGCGCGTCCTTCATCGCCGTGTACTGGTCGCCGCACAGCTTCTTGAGGAAGGGGACGATGGCGAACGCGCCGCTGCCGTCGCCTTCCTGCGCGTTCTGGAGGTCGTAGAGGTATTCGACCATGTCGAGGTCGTTGAAGATCGCGGGGCCGACGGTGACGGTGACGCCCATGGCCTCGACGGTCCTGGGCTGGTTTTTCGGGGTCTTGTGGTCCTGCGGCTGCTTGGCTGCCATATTCGTGTCCTTTCAGGGTGGAAGGGTGCGCCAGCCGGACGGCGGGCGCGGGGTGGGATCACTTGCTGAGCGAGGCGGTGGTGACTTTGGCGATGTATTCGACGCTGGTGGCTCCGTTGATGAGGTCGCTCGGGTTGGCGCTCATGGTCACGCCGTAGCCGATGGCGTCGCCGGCGCTGTAGGTGGTGTCGTCGAATTCGGTGATGGTGCCGTCGGCGACGACGATGCGCTTGACGCGGTTGCCGGTCATGGCGATCTCGAACACGAGCACGAGGCTTTCGCCGGACGGGATGGCGTGGTAGACGGTGAGCTTGTCTGCGGTGCCGGTGACGTTCGCGGTGCCGAAACGCAGTTTGAGGCTGGCTTCGTTGGTTTCGATCATGTTGAACTGCCATGTCTCGCCGTAGCCGCTGATCTCGGACAGCACCTTGATGCCGCCCATCTCGTTGATGTCGGTGGTGTCGGTGTCGGTGGCGTTGGTGACGCCGTCCTCCGACAGGTAGCCGACGCAGGTGTAGGTTGTCGGCAGAGCGGTGGTGGCGTCGGTCGGCAGTGCGGTGCCGGCGGGCGCGTAGTAGAGGCAGCCGGTCTTCTTGGGCTTGCCGAGGCTGACGTTTTTCTTGTTGTTGTGGTTGGTTTCGGCCATGATGGTGCCTTTCGGATGGTGCGGCGTCGTCTTATTGGGTGGCGGCGTCGAGCTGGATGGTGATCTGGTATCGGGGTTGGGGCGGCGGGCCGGGGTCAGGCAAGTCGATGACGCTTTCCACGCTGACGGCGGCGATGGGGTCGAGCAGGTCGAGGTCGAGCAGTCGAGGCAGCAGCGTGCCGGTGGCGAGCTGGGCGGCCTGCCATCGGCTTTCCGCCCATACCTGCACGGCGAGGATGGGGTGGCTGCTGTATTCGAGTTCGCTGCCGCCGACGCGCTCGATGGTGACGAGCCGTTTGGGCCGGTCGGCGGGCACTTCGAGGTATGCGGTCAGGCCGTCGCCGTCGGGGTCGGCGTCGATCCAGTCCTTGACCGTTTTTTCGAGGTTGAGGCTCATCGCCGTTTCACCGCCTTGAGCAGCGTGTTGTGTTTCGCGTTGTCCACCATCGCATTCACGTTGCCTTCGGAGCCGTGCCCGGTCGTGGCGAGCGCGACGCTGCCTTTGGGGGTGCTGACATGGGTTGCGGCCTCGTAGGTCGCGCCCTTGACCTGTGCCATGCTGTTGGCGCGGGCGGCGATGAGCGTGGCCTGTTGGTCGATGGCCTGCTGGATGGGTGCGGATTGGCGGACTTGGCGGAAGCCGGCGAGGTTGAGTTTTACCTTTGCCATGTGCCGGTCTCCTATCCTCTGGTGTCGGCGAGTTCGACGGTGAGGTTCCATCGGGTCGGGGTCATGCCGCCCGTGTAGGGGCGGGGGTCTCCGATCACGGTGTATTCGACGCCGTCGATTCTCGCCTTGGCACCGCGCAGGCTCCGGTAGGGCCATGCGCGGGGCATGTGGATGGTTTTGGCGGTGCGGATGCCGTCGGGGCGGATGGGGTCGGTGGAGTTCGACTGGCTGCCGTCCTGTATGAGCACGTCGTCCACCTGTTCCTCGCGGGTGTTCCAGATGATGCCGCCGCCGGGGTCTTCGCCGGCTTTGACGCGGTGGATGAGGGTGATGGTCTCGCCTCTCATGCCGCGCCTCCTGCGAGGTCGTATGCCCATGCCTCGCCGTCGCCGCCCAAGGCTTCCTTCTCGCTCGTGGTGAGGTAGAGGTCGCCGGCGGGGTTGGCGTAGCTCAGGCTTTCGCTGTAGCTGCCGGCGGTCTGGGTGGATTGGGTGACGCCCGACATGTCGGGGCCGGCCTGCATGGCTCGTTTGACGGCCATGCAGGCGATGCGATTCAACGTGGCGGGCTTGGCGGCGGGCCAGCGCGGGCAGGTGGTGCGGATCAGGTCGGATGCGTCCGCGAGCAGCGCTTCGGCGCGGTTGTATTCCTCGCCGGTGAGCGCGTGCCATCGGGCTTCGAGGTCGCCGACCTGCGCGAACGGCTTCTCGTCGTCCGTTTCGTCCTCTCCCCCGCCGTCTTGCGTCATGGTTGTGCCGTCGGACAGGTTGAGCGGGGT